AAAGAAGATTTACGCTGATTTTGTTCAGGGCAAAATGCCGACTGTTGCCCCCACAACTATGGCGGCCACCGCTCCAGCTAAACCTGTTGCTGGGGGTTCTACCGCTGGTCAGTTCCGCATGGCCGAGGAAACGGCAGGGCCGGGTCCGGATGTAACACCTGTTAGCCCCCCAACTGGTGCGGGTGGTGGCAAAGGCGGTAAAGGCGGTAAGGGTGGCAAGCGCATCAAAGGCGGCACGGGCGCTACCACCCCTGGTGGCGGTGGCACGATGGAACCAGAAGTGTCATCCGTCGAATGGCTAAAAGACGCATACGCCGAATACGGTTGGATTGCCTCACTATATGAAAGCGATGACTCAATCCGCACCCTCCTTGACTGGTCCAAGAAAAACATTGACCCCAGCACAACCGACGGTCAGCAGCGTTTCATCAACGAACTGTATAAGACATCGTGGTGGAACAACACCGCCGAATCGATGCGAAATTATACAAAGAACAAACTTTCACCCGAGTGGGCAAATACTCTTGCGGACAAAACTGACTACATAAAAGGTCGGGCTACAGCAAAAAATCTTTCGTTGAGCGATAACACATACTCGTTCCTAGCTGATGAAGCACTTAAATACGGGTGGACAGATATTGAAGCAGATAAGGCGATTGGTGCGGAGTTTGTTAAAGAGGCAACCGCAGCCGAAGCTCGCGGGTCGCTCACCCCGCAAACCGACATCAGAACCACCACCCAATACGCCAAAGCGAAAAAACTGACAGGTGACTTGATGTTGGACAATGTGACCGACGAAGAACTTTCCGGCTACACCAAGCGCATCATTTCTGGCGAACTTACTGAAGATGGTTTCAAACGAGACATGAAAGCCCGCGCCAAAATGCGCTACGGAGTATTTGGCGACTATATCGACCAGGATTACAACCTTCGCACCCTGACCGCCGATTACCGGCAGATGGCCGCTCAATATCTTGAAAAGCCTGAAGGTGAAATCAACTTCACCGACAGCAAATATGCTAAGGCTTTTGCATACGACCCAGAGGGGACTGGTAAGCCACGTCAGATGAACCTGAACGAATGGGAGCGTTATATCCGTTCGTTGCCCGAGTGGCAAACCACCGACAATGCTAAGCGTGAATACACCGACGTTGGTCTTTCGATTCTCCGCATGTTTGGGAAGGTGCAGTAATGGCAGCAACAACCGGCCTCCAAGAACTTCAAGCACTTCTTGAACCGTTCGGTTTGGGGACATTAAGCGCAGCGGCAGATAAACTTATTCAGGCCGACCCAACATTGAAAAATAATATTCCATTGTTGAATGTCAAGTTGCGGGACACCAAGGAATACAAGGATAGGTTTGAGCCGAACGGCAAAGGCAACGCCGCTCGCCGTGCAGCTGGTTTAGCCGAATACGACCCTGCTACATATCTCTCCACCGAAGCAGCCCTCCGCAGCACCCTCCGCTCAAACGGTATGCCCGCAGGGTTTTTCGACACCGATGAGGAAATCGCAGACTTCATTGGCAAAAACATTGACCCGGTTGAACTGGCCGACCGTTTGAACGCTGGGTTCCGTGCCGCTTTGGCCGCCCCACAGAACGTCCGAGACGAACTGACCAACCTGTACGGATGGAATACCGCCGACCTGGCCGCCTACTACCTTGACCCGACCAAAGCCACGGATGTGCTCAGAACCCGCACACAGGCCGCTCAGGTGGCTGCACAGGCCCGCCAGCAGGCCGGTATGAGTCTAGGTGCGGCCGAAGCCGAACAACTTGTACAGGCAGGCGTAGGTGAGGAACGGGCCCGTGAAGGGTTCCAACGCATCGCCCGCGAACAAGAAATTTACACGCCGACCGTAGGGGAAGCGGGAGCAGGCGAAATCGGCATCGGAGCTATGGAACAAATTGGCGCAGAGTTCGCCACTAACGCCGCAGCGGTACAGCGAGTAGCAACCCGCCGTCGTCGGCGCGTAGCCGAATTCCAAGCAGGCGGCCGGGCCGCACTTTCAACCGCTGGCGAATGATTTGCGAAAACTGCGAACAGCAGTATGACCCGATAGCAACCAGATGGCGATGCCCTCATTGTGGGCACAAAGCACATTGTTGCGAGGGATAGTTGACAACCGTAAAACAGGTGTCTAATCTTTTCGTTTAGAGGCCGATGGCCGGAACCCACGGGTAGCCCCCGTAACCGTGGCGTACATATCGGGGCGTAACCAACTGACGCAGCCACCCAAGTCCTCCGCTCGGGTGTGGGCAGAAACGGAGAGTGCCATATGTCAAATCTGGAAGATGACTTCTACGAGGACGACGACCAGCCAAACGAATCCAACCCCGTGAGGGCAAGGATGAAGCAACTGGAGAAAGAAAACCGCGAAATCCGAAAGGCGCTCGCGGAAGCCGAAACAGCTAGACGCGAAGTAAGTTTCCTAAAAGCAGGCATTGACCCTGCCGAAGCGAAATTCAAATACTTCGTCAAAGGCTACGACGGTGAACTTTCAGCAGAAGCAATCCGTATGGCTGCCGAAGAAGCACAGTTGATTACGCCACAACCGGTAACGGACCCGCGTGAAACGCAAGGCTGGCAAACCTCTAACAAGGTTGCTGTCGGAGCGGAAAACGCCCCAACACCCCCGTCGTGGAAACAGCGAATCGCTGACGCCAACTCGGAAAGCGAACTCATGGCCATCTTTCAGGAGGCTGCGGCACAAGGAATTGACCTCACCGCAAACTAACTCCAAGAAAGAGAGATAACCCAAATGGCTGATTATTACGCAGCAGAAACGGGCACCGCTAACCTCACGACCGACCAGGTTGCTTTTGAGAAGTTGGCGTACTTCGCCCTTCGCCCTGAAATGTACTACGACCAGTTCGCAGACGTTCAGGCAACCAACGCCACCAACCCTGGTGCATCCATCAAGTTCACCGTTTTCGCTGACCTTGCGGCCGCGACGACCGAACTGGGTGAAGCAGAGGACGTGACGCCGGTCGCCATGAGCGACAGCCAGGTCACCGTCACCCTCAAGGAATACGGCAACGCAACTGTCACGACCGCAAAGCTTCGCGCTTCGTCGTTCATTCCGGTTGACCCGGTGGCAGCAAACGCTGTCGGCTTCAACGCTGGTCTGTCGATTGACAGCATCTGCCGCGACGTGCTCCAGGCTGGTGACAACGTGCTGTACGCAACGGGCGGTGTACTCGACCCGACGAGCCGCACGACCGTCAACACCGACGACGTTTTGCACATCAACGATGTCCGCAAGGCAGCCGCACAGTTGCGCAAGGCCAATGTCCCGACCATCAACGGTTCGTACATCGGTTTCATCCACCCCGACGTTTCGTTCGACTTCCGTTCGAACGTGGACGCTGGCGGCTGGCGTGACTCGTACAAGTACGTCGGTGGCGAGGGCCTCTACAACGGCGAAATCGGCATGATTGACATGGTCCGCTTCATTGAGTCGCCCCGTGCGCCTCTGTTCGTGGATGCGTCGAACAACTCGTCTTCGTCGGGCACCATCGATGTCTACGGCACCCTCATCATGGGTCGTCAGGCTCTCGCCAAGGGCATCAGCCTCGGCGGCGAGTACGGCGCACAGCCGACCATCGTGTACGGCACGGTGACCGACATCCTCCAGCGTTTCCGCCCGGTGGGTTGGAAGCACTTCGTCGGCTACTCGGTTTTCCGTCAGGAAGCCTTGCGTCGCATCGAGTCGGCTTCAAGCCTCGGCAGCAACGCCTAACCTTTCCGACAAGGAAACACAGGCCCTCTCCGATTTGCGTCGGAGGGGGTTTTGTGTTTTACTGGCGCTGTTGCGAATGGGGAGAGAAAACCCTTTTCCACAACTGGTAGTAAGGACCCGTCATCGCAGGGGTGGCGGGTTCTTGCTATTCTTGTACACGCATGGCTACCTTCAGACCGCCCACTGACCCGTTTGTCACATTTAGTGATGGCACAAGCTGGGGCATCATGGCGCGGTTGAAAGGTTGGCCGCGTGGTCGGAATGTTTACAAACTTGCCAACGGTTCTTTTACTGAAGACCAACCGCATCCTGACACGCTGATTGATAAGACGTATCATGGTGGGCATATCCACCAACTGACCGCTCAAGAAGAAGCGGACTTGATTGCAGCAGGCTACGGGGATTACATTGAAGCATAGGGAAATTCATCCGACAGATGTTGACGGATGTTTCGGTTGCAAGATTCTTGGTGTCCGCATGGGCGCAAACACGACCACTACCAAAGGTTCTGTTGTTGGCGAGACGAACGCCCGTGAACGCCGTTGGCAACGAGACATGCCTGCCTACAAGCGTTTACGTCAACAGGGATTGCAGCCAAGACAAATTGACGGTGCAGCCATTCTAGAGAAACACGCCACCGAGAAGTGGCAGATTGAAGGGCTTAAGTCAGCTCCGGCTGAAGCCAGTTAATCAAACCCTCGCCCGTAGCAACTGCGGGGGATTTCCACACCTGTTCGCTCTTGGACCCACTCAAAAATGTCGTAGATAACCTGCGGGTATGCCGCCATGTGTTCGTCAATCATTTCCTTAGGTTGCAGAAAAATGCTGGCCTCTGACCCGTAGCGAACCGTGG